GGTATTTCTTCATCTTGCAATCCTACATTAGTAGTACCAGTATTCAAAACTAAATTGCTATAATCCAAAATTCCAGGAGTATTGAGTAGCAAATCACCTATCTTGGCATAAGAAACATACGTACTGATAAATGCCATGTCCCCTAAATACTTGCTTGCAGTAGTATTAAATGTATCTTGTACTTGCTGTAATGTATAAGAATTAGATAGAATTACTTTTGCTGTTATATCTATGGATTTCTCAATCGCACTTGTAACTGTTACGGTTGCCCCTATAGGTCTATTTTCTTCAATATGCTCTTTTACTGCATTTATTAAATCTGTACTCGCTGCTCTTTTATTACTATTAACTATTGTGACTTTTACAGTTCCATTACCGTTCCATAAAGGAAATACTTTTGCATCTCCAACCCCTGTAACTTCTTTTGCCCACATTATATAGTGATATTTATTACCACTTGTTGCTGGTGTTTGTAAGCTTTCGTAAAATCTTTTCTTAAGTGAATCATCACTTTCCTCATTATAGCCATCATAAGTTGAGTTACTATTATTACATGATACAATTCCTTGAAGCGTAACTGGCATTTGTACAATAGAATTTGCCCCTACATTGCCACTATCTCCAGCAACTACAGCAATGACATTCACATCTGCTGTATCTATTACATTTACATCTTCTGTAGCCGAAAATTGTATATTGTTTGATGTAGAAAATATATCTCCTATTTTTATATTTCCAGTACCTTTCACAGTAACAACACCCTTTGCGTATGTTGCTAATTTCCTGTCAATTCCTCTCCATTCTTTAACCCTTTCAGTAAGTTCATTTTCTGAAAGGTTGCTTACATAAATTTTTAATATGGCATTATTTAATGCTTTATAAAGTAAATTTTCTTCAATAGCAAAAGAACGTGTAAAATCATATGTTGGATAACCTACAGACTTTTCATAAGAATTATCTATATTACTAAGCATATTTTCATGAATATTATCAACTGTTTTATCCTCATACATCTATACCGCCTCCTCTACATCAAGAATAGAACCATCAACAAGTTTTACTTGTGCTGATATATTTAATTTGTCATTTTCTTTTGCAAGTTGTATATTATTAACGCTTTTAATTTGATTGTTTTTTATCAAAGCTTCTTTTAAATCACTATTTATCGTTGTCTTATAAAATACATTTAATTTCTTATTAATAACTTTTTCCAAATGTGTACCAAAACCAGTATCTTTATATACTTTGTATTTATCTATAAATGTCCTTATACATAAAGAAATCCATTGACTTATTGCTTGTGCTTTATTAGCATCAACTAATCTTCCATCACGCATAAGGAATTGTCCTGTGTCAAAATCAAATAGAAAGCTCCTGCCTAATTCTGTACTATTATTTTCAGCGTTAGAATTATTTGTACTATCAATTTGCGCCTGTAAAGCTGGGTTTAACACCGGAAACATATCATCACTCCCATCGTAGTAATTTATCTACTATAAAAAAGGTCTGATTATCTTCACTTGCTATAACCAGAACCTTATCATCTTTTTTTAATATATCCTTAAATGTTATTTTAGTATTATAATCAGCTTTCTTGCTAACATTTACGCTTGTTATTGTGTCTCCTCTACTGTCCGTTGCGCTTACATTTAATGTACAATCATTAATTTCCATAGTTGCACTTTTTGTAAAATTCTCTGCTAGCGAACTGCATATATAAAAATTGGTACTATCTAAAATTATAGCGTTATCTTCAATACCAATTTTCACAGGGTCTATGCTTAATACATTTCCCACTACAGCACCAAACTTTTCAATGTTATCTCTTTTAGAAATTTCATTTGCTATTTTTACCGCCCATGGCTTCACTTTAAACCACTCCTAAAAATCAAATTCTAAACTTAACTCATGTAAGTTGTTTTTAAGGGTATGCTTTACACTTTTAATTCTAAGCCACGTACTTATATTAAAATCTGCAAGTATAATGTTCATCATTCTATTCGCTTTAATTTCATCCGCATCGTTTAAAGCTACTGCGGAAAAAGTTAAATTTTTAAAAACTTTGTTATTTTTTAAAATAAAATTTTTTGCTATTTGACTAGCTTGGCTTTTATTCTTACTGTCTATAGTTTGTACTTCCTGTAATAACCCATACTTTGCAATAGAATTATCATCCTTATATGCAGCATATACAGTGTTGTCATTTTCATCATTAGATTGAACTATTATACTATTTTTCATATTTTCAATACTGCTTTCTAAAGATACATCATTGCCGATTATTATTTTAGGTGTTATTTTAGTGTCCTCCAGCTTCTTTATAACCAATGTCGTAACATTCATTTCCTTTATATACTCTTGTCCTGTTTCATTTTCTGCCTGTGTAAGAATATCATCAATTATGGAACTTGCTTCTTGTGCCTTATAAATTTTATTTATTTTTGTAGCTATAGAATCTATTTCAAACTCTATGTTAAATTTATTGCATAACTGCTGAATTGCATCACTTGCACTTACATTATTAAATTGTATAGTAGTTTTATTTTTAAGATAAAAAGCAAAATCCATACATGTATAGGCGTTTTCAAACTTCTTTTGAGTTTTCTTAAATAAAATGCCTATATAAATTAAATTATTATCTACATTTTCAATTCCTACCTGTGTTCCTTCGTCCATATTCACAATACTATCAAAATCAAGTTGTACCGCCAATGTATCCTTATCAGAGCTCCATGACATATTATTGCATCTATTAGTTATGTCATATAGTAAGTCATTATAAGTTGCATACAATTTATAAGACATTTGTATTTACCTCTCTATACTGCTTAAATTCAATACTATACTGATAATCTCCACCCTTATCGACATTATATTTAAAACTTTCTATTGTAAACTTCGCATCCATAATAACGTCTCCGTTAGATTTACCAAACACAACCCTAATCGGCAATTTATCATCCGTAGAAATAGCTAATATAGTAAGTAAGTCATACCAACTATCTTTACTTCTTTCAAAAGGATATTTTCCACTATATTCAGGAAAAGATGATTTCAACGTGAATGTTGCAAGTTTCTTGTTACCCTGAAAATTAAAATATCCATTATTGTAAGTTTCAAATTCTTCATTATTAAATTCAGTTCCAACCTCCGGAAACTCTTCTGGAAGTATTGGAAGTTGGACAACAGCATTCAATTCTAAATCTGATAAAAATATATCATATTGCATACATTCACCCCTACCATAAAAATAAGTAAGAGTTATTCCCCTTACTTATTGTCTAATACAAGTTCTATTTCGTTTGCTACTCTTGTTGCTACATGGTCAACAAATTCTTCATTTCCTATTACATTACCTTGCACAATTACATAAACATTAACGCCTTTATTATCCTTATTAACCATTTTTTCAGATAAATCATGTGGAATAATTTTGGTACCATTAGGATATTGTTTTATTTCTCCGCCTCTTTCATCTGTGATCGCAAAATCCTTACTGTAATATTGTGTGCCAGTAGCGTATTTTGTATGTTTTCCACCGCCTTTAACACTAACAGTCTCATTTTTTGTTGTTGAGCCTTTATTAAGTCCAACATATCCTACATGATTTAATTTTCCAAAACCCAAACGAGTGCCATCTGGTAGGTCTATGCCATCAAGAAAATTAACAGCATCTATAAGTTGATTTATTAAGCCTATACAATAGTTTACAGCACCATAAAAAATGTCTTTAATACCATCCCATATAGCAGAAAATCTAGCTTGAACAGTATCCCAATTTTGATACATATAAACACCTGCTGCAACTACAGCTGCAACCATTGCTGCTATGGCAATTACAATCCATGTAGTAGGACATGCGTACATTGCAGTGTTTAAAAGCCATTGTTGAGCTGTTGCAATCATAAGTGGAATTTTCATTGCTAAAACAATTCCGTTATAAACAGCAAATCCCGCTGCTACTCCTCCAATTAAAGGTGCTATTGTGCCCCAATTATTGCTTATAAAATTGAATACATCTGTAACCGCTCCTAGTACATCTTTTGCAGCTTTCATAACGTCATCCAATGCGCTTGTTATATTTGGTATTACTACTGCTGCAATATTTTTCGCATCTTTATTACCACTTATAGTTGCAAATAAATTTGATACAGAACTTAAAAAATCTTGAAAAGGCTTCTTAAATCCTACAATATCATTTCCAACTGTACTTACCATATTAGTTATAGAATTGTCTATCTCGTGTGGAATTTTGTCCCATAAGAAATTATGCAAGTATCCTGCAATTATTTGTATACCCTGCTCTGCTGTATCTGCTTTAAATGCTTTTCCTAATACATCTCCTACTTTAGGAAGTACATCTAAAAATCCGTTAAAAGCTTGTAAGCCTTTGTTAAGATAAGGCAGCAAATGAGTTGCTATTGTGGCTCCTGTTTGTTGTAAATTTGTTTTTGCAATTCTTAGGTGATTTGCAAATGTATTAGAAGTCTTAGCAAAATCACCCTGCATATCTTTACTTGTTTTCATCAAATAATTGTACCGTAGTGTTGTTTGTTCAGCCTGTGACATACTTTGATATGACTTCTTTATTCCACTTGCTAACGCAAAAGCCTGTAGGTTAGCCACACTCATGTTGATACCTAAGCTTTTTAGCGGTTCTGTTTCCCCAGATATACCGCTTTTTATCTTTTCGAAAGATTCCTCTATTGGTAAATTATAAAATGATGCAAAGTCTCCTGATAAACCAGTTAAGTTTTGTGACATAGTTATAAGACTGTTTCCGGTAATACCAGAGCTCTTCATCATCGCACCAAGAGTACCAGTAAATTGTTTTGCTTGAAGTTGTGATAATCCAAAACTTTTTAACGCTGTATTGCTCCATGCATTTATTTGACTTGCACCTTTGCCGAATGTGGTATCAACCACATTTTGAACTTCAACTAAAGAAGATGCTAAATCTATACTTTGCTTTACCGCTTCACCTATGGCAAGTCCTGCG